TGCCACTCTTCCAGTTCATCTGTCGGTCCAAAGCGTCGGCTGTGTAACTCATGGCTTCCAAATCAGCCTCAAGTTGACTCCTATCCTCATGCATACAAAGAGGACAACGCTTTCTAGTAATCATTTCACTCTTAACTCCAATATATCACTTGTGTCTTTCAATGTTCTAGTTAACAACTCTATTTCCTTAGTTGTGATATCTTTCAACATTTTTTCATTTTCTTGCAAATCTTCGGGAGATGTGTACTCTTCTAAGTTATTTATCAAATCGAGCAAGTCAAAATGTGCTGTTCTCAATTTATTTATCGAGGCTTGCCTACGAGGACTGAAAGCATCGGGTTGCAAGTCAAATTCTTCAATAGTCGCCTCTGTAAATTTATCTTGCTTTCTTATTGCATTTTTCCAATCCATCCTACTCACTCCAACAATCTCCGAAACAGTACGGGCAACAAGTGCCAACTGCCATGTT